CCAGCCCCAAAAGATAAGGCTCCTCGCGATGGAGGTCAAGGCTGGACAAACGTGCTTGTCTGTATGTTCCATACATTGCGGCTCCGACTGGGCGTGGCTATATTAGCACAGAAAGGTGGTGTTCTATGAAAAAATCTAAAAGAGATATTTATTACAAATATAAAGTAAAAGAAGAGATATATGGGGAGGTTTGCGGACGCTATCCCAAGAAAGCAATGTATAGGACAAGAGCAAGAGCTCAATCCGTTATTGATCTTGCTGGGAAAGGTAAAGATTTATTTATATATAATTGTTCTTACTGTGGGAATTACCATTTAACAAGTCAAATTCAACGATAAGAATGGTTTTATCGAAGTCTTGGTATTGGTATATTCGCAGTACCGGCGAATAATCCGAAAGCACTTAGTACATATAATACTGTGCAGATCACAACAACTACATTTATAATTGTTTTGATCTTCGGGTCTAATGGTAGATAACTATTCACAGCAAAAAGTAGCAGACCTATAACTATTAGAACTATTATTAGTCCTAACATTTATTTACCGTCTGATGGTTTTGGTTGTGGAAATGGTGGTTTTGGTTGTGGTTGTGGTTTTGGGTGTGGATGGGTTGTCATTGTTGTTTCCTAATATAATACAGGAATATGGTTTCCAATACAATCAACCATTCGTCGGAACATTCACAACCAACATAAGTCTCTTTACTACCTTGCTTATTCGCACGCAAGACCTGCATATATCAGAACCATCATCATAATATACTGGACGATCGGGCATCTGATCTTCACAGAGAGTGCAAGTTTTGTATTTGATTTTGTCTGTCATCCTATTCTAGCCTCGCTAATAGATGTCCCACCTCGCATTCACTCAAATGTTTGATTGGCAATTTTTCATACGTCTCATAGTCATATTGACTATACTCTCCACACGCTGGACAACTACCAGATATCTTATCCAATTTACAATGTGTTTTGCAACCATCACAACTACCCTGTGCTAATTGTTGAATTGCAGATACGAGTTCTTCATAAGTAGGTTTATTCATTGTTTGCTCCATTCATATTAGTAATAATAGTTTCTCTAATCGTTCTTTTCCATAAATATGTTTGTTATCAAGTTGTGGAATGTGATTACCATTGATCCAATATTCAGTTTCTCCATCACCCCATTCAATAACAGGTCCATCTTCCCGATGACGTTTGCCATTGAGATACCAATGTTTGTCTCCATTAGCAAGCTCAATAGCAGGACCATCTTCCCGATGACGTTTGCCATTGAGAAACCAACATTTGGTTCCATTAGCATACTCAACAGCAGGCATCGTCAATCCAGTTTCTGGATCAATCTCTTCCCGATGAAGTTTGCCATTGAGAAACCAACACTTGTTTCCATTAGCGTCAGTTTGACAGTATAGTTTTCCAAGTAGTTTTTTGATGAAGTTCATTTTTTACATTCAGGTTTATTCATATTAGTAGTAAAAACTTTTGCAAGTTTTCTTTTCCATAAATATGTTTGTTATCTAATTGTGGAATGTGATTGCCATTGATATAGTATCGAGTTTCTCCATCAGCAAATTCAATAGCAGGACCATCTTCTCGATGACGTTTGTCATTGAGATACCAAGCTTTGTTTCCATCAGCATGCTCAACAGTAGGCATCGTCAATCCAGTTTCTGGATTGATATCTTCTCGATGAAGTTTGCCACTGAGATACCAAAATTTGCCTCCATCAGCAAACTCAACAGCAGGTCCATCTTTCCGATGAAATATGCCATTGAGATACCACCATTTGTTTCCATTAGCATCAATTTCACATTCAGGTTTATCATTATTCATATCAACGCCAATAGTTTTTCTAATCGTTCCAATGTTATATCATATGGTAATAGGCTATTTATTGTTGCTATCCTTGTCACCGTTATTATTGGAAGACTATTGGTTTTTTGGAGTATCATAGTTGCGTCAACATATGTATTCCAACACACACCATACTCACCTAAGGTTATGTTCCAATTATAGTAATTAGAACGAACCATTTTACATCTTGGACAGGAATGGAATTCAGGATTTGTATGAATGTGACTTATCCATTTATACTTCTCCAATCGCATTATATGATTACACCTGCGACAACGCATCCTTTTTCGTGTTCTCCAATTCATTGTTGTGTGCTCCAATTCATTTTAGTAGTAATAGTTTCTCCAATCGTTCTTTTCCATAAATATGTTTGTTATCTAATTGTGGAACGTGATTACCATTGATCCAGTATCGAGTTTCTCCATTAGCAAACTCAACAGCAGGTCCGTCTTCTCGATGACATTTGCCATTGAGGTACCACCATTTGTCTCCATTAGCACCCTCAATAGCAGGTCCATTTTCCCGATGAAGATTGCCATTGAGATACCAATATTTGCTTCCATTAGCACTCTCAACAGTAGGTCCGTCTTCCCGATGATTGTCAGTCATTTCAATACCAGCATCTTCTCGAACCCCTCTGCATCAACATTAGCATTATTATATTCATTATATGCTTTGATGAATGCTGCTGGTGTTTCTTTATCAATCAGCGTACCATCACCATATCCATCTTCTTTTATTTGAACCATTCCAATTCCCATCCACAATGGATCAGTCCAGTATTCTATTGCTAATTTTAGGTGCTCGCGATGGGATGTCATTGGTGCCCAGCCCATTCTATTAGATCATCGATCGCATCGGACTGTGTTGATGGATTGAAAAACTTCTCTGCGAATGCAGTTTGCTCTGCCTGTGAAGCTTGCTTATACCAAGCACTAAATATGGCAATTAGTATCTGGTGCTCACCAAATATGGCAATTAGTGTCTGGTGCTGTTGTATTGTTTTCATTTTAGCCGATCCAATAATTGTCCGACCTCACATTCTGGTTTATGTATTGCTGGAAGTATTTCATAACAATCATCGTCATATTGACTATACTCTCCGCACGCTGGACAACTACCAGATATCTTATCCAATTTACAGTGTGTTTTGCAACCATCACAACTACCCTGTGCTAATTGTTGAATTGCGTATACGAGTTCTTGATATGTAGGTTTCATTTATTGCCCTTCACTTTGTTCCACAACCATTTTATACCACTGAATGACATACCAGATCGTCGTTGTGGTGCTATAACTTCACAAGGTAGGTTATAGTCTTCGTATGATAGGTTTGTATCCATTGAAGCCTCTAACATCCAAACTGGTAATATCACGCGGTAGGCACCTTTTCCAACCATATAACTATATACACCGAAAGGTTCGATCTTCCAACCATTAGCAACAAGAATATCTTCAACATTTATTAGTTGTTGTTCATTGTTTGCTCCATTCATATTTTCAATAGATTGTATTTTCATTTATTACCCTTGCGGTAGGCTTTAACTTCTTCAACCTTTTTATTGAAGTCTTCATCACCAGTATATTTTTCCAATATATCTACATAATCTTCTGCTTCCCAGTATAGAGATAACTCTTCCATTGCCATATCATAGTCTGTTTGGACTTCGTTTGTGATAACTCGACGACGTCCATTGCAATGATGACAGAGTTTTGTTCCGAATATGGATGATATATGACAACGAGGTTCTCGACCTTTACCACCACAGCATTGGCATTGCTGTATCTTGTCATAATTATCTCTTATAGATTGTAATTCTTCATAAGTAGGTTTATTCATTGTTTGCTCCATTCATTATATCATTGCAATTAGGACATAGCAACGATGTATGCCCTTCTTCTTCTACGTGTTCTGTCATCGTGTTAGCGTCGAACATTTTACCACAATCATCGCAACACTTTTGTTGTTGTATCATTTTGACTGCCTTGGAGATATATGTGTTTGACGATGCGGTTCATATTTGAATGGATTACCAGACCAATTCCATTGTTCTGATGGTTGATAATCTATTTTGATTAGATATTCCTTGAATGTTATATCGCTGTGATATTGTTGCCAGTCGTGTCGTAGTATTGATCGTTTTAGTTTTGATTGTGTGCTCATTTTTATTCTCCTAAAAGTATAGCACCAGATATACTACTAAAAGTATAAATATTAATGCAAGTATCATTTTCCCGTCCTTATTAGATTACTCATTGCCGTTAGCCTTGCGCCAGTCGCGAATGAATGATACTTCTTCTTCTGTAAGAAGCATTGGTGTGAGCGGACCTTCTAGTAGCCGTTTCATATCTTTTACGAATTGCTTTTTCTTTGTTGCAGTCTTTTCTATACTTGGACCTCGTCCTGCTCGTTCTATTACTGCTCCGCCTGCTTTGAGCTTATTTGATAATTTGCTAACAGTGCTATTAGCGGTTCCTACTGCGTGTGCTATCTCGGTCTGTTTCTTTCCTGCTAATAGCATTTCGTTTATCTTATTGACCTGTTGTTGTGTTAGTGGTACTTTCTTTCCGCCTGGCATATCTTCTTCTTCCTTTCTATGTGGTTTGTATTTCCTAAAATAGTTAATATGTTTATCTTCTGGTATGATACCTTCCTCAAGCCATAATTGAAATTCACTCTCTGTTCTAAATAATCGTCTCGTGAAATCAAGTAGATTGATCATATTTATAGAGTTTCTTTATGATTTTCCTATACTTATCTGATGATAAGATTATCTTTGGAACTCGTCTCACTATGCCGCCTGCAGGTTTTATATTATTCCTATCGCTATAATCTACATTCCCAATAATACACTTTACTACTGACGATTGATTTATATTGAGCTCTTTTGCAATCTCATCCTGTGATCTATCTTGTAATATCCTTTCAACTACTATAAATTGCTTATCAGTTAGATGCTGTTTCAATTCATCAATAATGATGGAGAAGGCTTCTGCATTCATCTCTATTACATTCTCATCAATAATTGATTGTTCAACATATGGTGTCCATTTAAGTTGTTCGTCGCTGACTTGTATCTCGGCAAACTTATATTGCATCTCTCTAACTCGCTTGTTCATATGAATACCTATATCAGAAAGAGAAATACCGTCTATTATACGGAAAGGACCTAACGTATAATAGACGGTATTTAGTTTTATTATGCAAGTACTACTGCTTCAAATGGAAGCTTTGCAATCTGTTTGTCCATATATTCTTTGTCAGGATTTGCTAATCGTTCGAGGTATTTCATATCGAACTCGTCTACTGCAAGTAATTCACTGGCAGATAGCGGACGTCTTGGTTTTGGTGCTACTCGATAATATGTGCTTGCTCCACCGTCTGGATTCTTTATGATATTGATATCATATCCGATTGGATCACCCCAGTCGGCATCATTGACTAATGCTTGTATTCCTGTGTATATTAGTTGTCCGAAGTCTAATACTTTGATTGTATCATCGGATCGGTCTAATACTGCTGCGTAAAAGTGGATCTGTTCTTTTACTGGGAGAGAAGTTGTAAGATTAAGTTTGGTGTCTTTACTTACATTGATCCAATGTTTGTTATCGATGTTGTATTTCTTTGCTTTGTATGGATCGGATACAAAGCGTACGATATTGTTGCCCTTTTGAATTTCGTAGAACTCTGTTTTTACTAAAATTTTCTTATCCGCTTGCTGATCATTCCATAATGAATTGTTCATTGTCTTACTTTCTGAATACGTTGTATTCGTTATCTGCGGTGAACTGCTCACCACATACTATTACTATATCACTGTCTGAGAATTACTGCAATCCAGGCTTATTCAATTTCTTTTCCACCCTTGTCCAAAAAGAGCTCCAGCTCCAAGTTGACCGTCAACCCGAAAGAAGGAACGAATGTCATCCAATAGAATAAAACTATTAGAATTAGAACTAAAACTAGCAAAACTAAAAGAATGTTCTTGTAATGATTTTGACTATGAGAACAAGTGTAAAGAATGTGGTGTTGTGTTCGATGAACACCCAGATGGCTTTCCTAAAGGAAAGGTACAAGTTAAAGTATTGTATGCTAAGATAGATTACTACTCGGAGCGAAATGATTATGGTACTGATACGGATTGTGTTCGCGCTACTTGTCCTAACTGCTTACAATCTACCGAGAGTTATGGTGATGGTGACAGCAGTATAAAGAGGTGTCTTGTTCTATTACAACAGCAGTGTGGTTGTGCTGAGTTCTTTGGAGCAAGTTCTAAGTAATAGTTCTCTCTCTTCTACTACCTGATTCTTCTACTACCTGATGGGAGAGGATGGGAGAGGATGGGAGAGGATGGGAGAGGATGGGAGAGGTAGTGAGAGAGACTACGGTACTTAAACAGTATAATATAACTCTTACTTCTCTCGGATCTACCTTGTTTCATAGTGTTTCCATTACTTTTTGCCAAAAAACTCGTTTTGCTTCTCCCTTACCGAACTTATCCGAGACTACCATCAAAAGAAATTAAATACCGTATAGGTTGATGTTATTATTAGACACACCTACATTTGGCACTACAAAAGGAGATAGAGTGAAGTTCATGAGAAAGGCAGTATCAGCCAATTTTAGAAAGTTTGTTTTCAACAAGTATCCAAATCTTTGTAATGACAATCCTATGTCTGAAGTATATAGGAACTTCTTTCGATACTTATGTTTTTCTACTTATGTAGAAAAGAGGGAAGGTAAGACAAAGGATATGCTTCTAATACCCGCTTGGAAGTTGAAGCAGTTTACCAATCAACCCTTATCCGGACAATTCATTTTAGATAATATGAAAAAGGATGTATTACCAAACCTTGTTTGGTCGGAGCCATCTAAATTTAGTGATGGGGTAGGATACTTTGGTAGTTGCAGAAGAATACTGAACGATGGTTTTGACGATGAGATGAATGAAGAACTTGAGTTAGAATTACAAAGAATACCAAGAGCAAAGTCTGGCTTCGTATTCTTTTTTAATGGAAATAATTTTGATCAGTATTGTATTCGCCAACAAAGATTACAAGAATTATCTCTTCATACAGATTATATTGAAACGTTTGAACTCAATCCTACTCAACGCAAAATATATGATTACCTTAACCGTTCCGATGGAGAGATCAATGTCCGTAAATTGACAATGAACGCTGCTGCTATCGAGAATGCAATTATACAAATTGAAAACCCTAATAGCCGTAAGATACAGCGTCGTATCCTAACGTCAATCACAGGTTTTCCTAAGGTCCTTTACGCGCCTTCCAAAGAAGACCGCACACCGCGCCTCTCCTGTATCAATGATAGCTTCATCACATTGAAGAGGGAAGTAAGGAAAGCATTCTCTATTGGTTGGACAGAAGTTGATCTTGAAAGTTCTCAATTCTGTATCTTCAGCAAAGAGGTGAATGCTCCATTATCAGAAAGCCTTATTGCTTCTGATCATAATATATGGGAGTACTTTGCTTCTACCTGTGGTGTTGAACTAACACCAATGGTAAAAAACGATGTATTCAAACCAACAATGTATGGGATTGTTTTTGGTCAAGGTGATAGAAAACGAAATGAAAGATTGAAGAAGTATAATTTTCTAAATCTATTAGATAATCCTATCATAAAGGAGTTGTTAGAATATCGTAATATATATTATAAGAAAATACAGGATGAAGGTTTTATATATGATGCTTGGGGGAATAAATTAGATCTAAAAGAAAGAATTGAATTATTCGATAAATTGAAATTGAAAAAGAATCCTATAGCATCGCTTGTATCATCTCGCATTCAATCTATCGAGATGTCTATTATAGAACCAATATATGATATTGCAATAGAATATGGAGATACATATCTTTTCCATATATATGGACACCAACACGATGGAATGACAATGTCATTCAATAATAAAGAGAAACAGCCATATGTATTGAGGCTGATGAGAGAAGCAGTTAGTGAAAGAGCAAAACAATTCGGTATAACAATGAAATTAGAAAGCAAGGATCTATGAAAAAGAAAATAAAGAAGAAGATCGATGTAGAAGCACTAATAGTTGAATGTGAAAAAAATAAGGAAATTATGAAAAACTCACAACCAAAAGAAGAAGTTGAAGAAGAAGATGATGAATATGATGATGGAATGTGTTGGGGTTGTTTGGAGGAGACGGATGGTTCGGAGTCTTGTGGCAGAAATGCCTGTAATGCATATATAGAAAATCTAATGGGAAGGGACTAATAGATATGAGTAAGTATAGTGAAACTCTAAAACAGATGGTTCTAACAGCAAAGTTCAATAAAAACCTTGTTCTATGTATTCATATGCGTGGACTACAGGGGTTAAGATATTCTTTTGAAATATGTACGGTTAATGAAAAGGCTTATGCTACCGTAACTGATGCTATCTTAGAAAATGGTAATGGTTATCCATTTTTTGAAACAAAACTAAAGTGGAGTCAAAATCATGGTAATAAGATTAATCCCTGTACTATATGTGCCGCTAATGATCCTAGTTGGGGATGGGAAAGGATCTTCCATAACCCAGAAGCTCAAAAGTTCATGGTGATAGCATGACATACAATGCCGAAAAGAGACGCCAACATTACATCAAGAATAAGAAACAAGTTCTTGAATATCAGAATCAGTACTATACTGATCATAAAGAAGAAAGACAAGAGTATTCAAAGCAATACCACCTTGATAATGTAGAGGAGAAGAAAGAATATAAATTAGAGGTTAGGTATAGTATTACACAAGAGCAATACAACAAGATGTTTGCTGATCAAAATGGATGCTGTGCTATCTGTGGGAAACACCAGAGTAATTATATAAAAGCTCTTCATGTGGATCATGATCATTTTACGGGGGTTACCAGAGAACTGTTATGTGTAGTCTGTAATGTGTATCTTGGACGTATTGAAAACCCTGAAAGCAAAATCAAGGCTAAAAATCCAAAACTAATCGCAAGAGCAATGAAGTACATCAACAAACACAAAGGGACAATAAAATGAAAACATACACAAAGTCTTATGAACAATATGGGAAGGCTTATTATCAAACGCATAAAGAAGAAATGGATGCAAAGTCTATCGCATATGCTAAGAACCCGAAGAACAGGAAACGAATAACTGAACGAAACCGCGTCCTAAGATGGGAGAAGAAGGGGTTAGTAGTGCCACAACTTGAATACTCTTTCTACAGAGACACGTTAGAGAAGTTGTCGTATGACGATCCATTATGGAATAAACTATTCGCATTGAAGTTGACTGATCATCAGAGAGAATTATTAGATTTGATCAGGTATGGGTATTCTCAACAGGAAATATCTGCAATGTATAACAGCACAAATAATTCTACGGTTTGTAAAGCAGTGAATGGGAACCTTGTGTATTTTGAAGATGGAAGCATCAAGAGATATGGTGGCATACATCGCAAAGCCAACAAAGCAGGGATACTGTAATAAAAATAAAACTCCAACTACCTTTCGATAGTTGGAGGATATCTTCTTAGAGGGGATTTATTAGCTGTTGTTGTAGTCTACTCTTACTCTTTGTATGATAATGGTTAGAGAAGTTGAAGTTGCGGTTGCCGCACCAACTGTTAGACCAAGATTGGATATGGAAGGTCGGTTAGCAACAGCTTGCATCATCGAAGAAACGTTTGCTCCAGGAGCTACACCTAATGGTGTATAACCGCTTAGTCCTGGGAAAGAGGTTCCTGCTGATAACCCTGTATGTACAAATCCTCTAACTGGTGATTGGCATACAGCAGCAAACTCAAACATAAAACATCCGTCATTAGCTTGCGTTGGTGCATAGAAACCGCTTGGTTGCTGACCAAAAGCATTACTATCTACTTGTGCACCACCAACAGCTAATTCATAGTTCCATCCGCCTGTTCCTCCTCGGGAACCGAAAGAAAAACTGCTCATATAATTGGTGTTATCACTATCTATTCCGCAAAAACTATAGACGTTGCTACCAGAAAATCCGCTACCAGAAATAGCACCAATACTAACATATATTCTAACACGACATCCCCAGTCAATACTAGCGGAAACGGAACTGATTGGTAATCGAATTAATGGAGCTGTTCTACTACCAGAATAGTAACTTGTGCTTTGATTAGGATTGACTTGCAATCCTGTTCCATTAGTAATCTTCATTGCAGTAAGATCATTAGCAGAGTTTTCTTTGGTCCATGTTAGTCCACCAATGGTGTATGTGGTGTTAGATGACATTGTTTGCGTAGACTGTGTAGTGAAGTCAAGGTCTAATGCTGTAACCCATCCTGCTGCTCCAGTTGCTATTGTAGTAGGAGCCCATTGAGTTCCATTATATTCTAGAACCTGACCTGTTGTAGGAGCAGTTGATGCTACAGCCACTGTTTGTATTCCCTTGACTGTTTGAGATGTAGATGAACCTGATAAGTCTCCTCCAGCAGCGAAGCCAGCAGATAATGTTACTGGTACATACTGAGTTCCATTGTATTCTAAAACCTGATTGCTTGTTGGCGCTGTGGCAGAGACAGGTATGCCTTGAATACCTTTTACTACCTGACTATTAGGGCTCCCACCTAAATCCCCACTTGCAGAAAAGCTCCCTTCACCTAAAGCATATAACCATCCGTATGGTCCACCTTCTAATCTTTCACCTACTGCTACTGGTTGGTTTCCATAACCATCAGGAACATATACTTTGAATGTTGTTGCAAGAGCTGGATTGAATACACCAGTAGCATCTAGATTGTTATTTACAACACACTTCATCAGAAGACCAGTATAAGTACCAGTCATTGTGAATGACGCTGTAAGCGTGGAGTTGTTGGTTATGATGGTTGGAACGGTTGGACCACTCTTATCTGTTCCAATTACTGTTACAGCTAATGACGAGACACCAGCAGGATTGACCAGTGTGATTGTCATTGCCTGACCTGCAGTAGCAGAATATACTGGTGGACTACCGTTTACTAAGACCGCTGGATTTGCTAGAATGGACATATTAGTCTCCCCACGCTGTGGATGTTATATTGGTATGATAAGTGATGGCTTGGATGAATGTATTGTTTGTAATACTATTGGTGCCGTGGTCATCAATCAGTTGTAGATGATATGAGAACTGATATGTCTCTATTACATTGTTAGTGCTACAAGTAATAGTAAAAGACTGTCTCGCTGTGCTACTATACGCAGAACCTGGTAATGATACTGCACCACCTAATAAGCTTTCCACTACACCGCTACTGTTATTGACACGAAAGATATTGAATGAAACAGGATTAGATGGAACTGGACCTGAAGCATTATTAAGCTGATAAGAAACGAAAACTAAACTTAAAGTTCCACCATTGTGAACCTTCAATGGAAGATACCAGTAATTGACATCGCTTCTATTGGTATCATAATTGGTGACGCTACCAACGCTATTGGCATTGGCTGCCCAATAGTTGAAGCCATTACCACCAGCAGTGCATGGACCTGGTAGACCTTCGGCAAATGATGTAGTAAGTTGTTTGGCTTGAGCAGTAGCGAATGTCGGGAAGTTAGTTACAGTAAAGTTGCTTGCAGTAGTATTGACTATATTAGTCTGACTACCAGCAGCCATTTGCAGTGTAGTACCTGTAGCAAACGTAGCTGTTCCTCCTGATATTGTCAGACCACCAAGAACTGTGACAGCACTACTAGCTTCGAAGTTTACTGTTCCATACAAGTTAACTGTAGAACCAACTTCTCCATACAATGCGGCACCAGTAGTTATATCTATATATCCAGGTGATGCTACTGTAACAACCCCTTGAACATTCCACGCTGCTCCCAGATCTGTGATAATTGCTCCAGATTGGAACTCTACTAATCCAGAAGAAAGTATGTTCAACACCGCACCTGCATCCACATTCACTACGCCTGTTATATCGCCACCAGTTCTATTGAGTGAATTGACATGATCGCTGTCTAACTGATTTAGTTCTGCGGACGTGACTCTTTGATTGACTGTAAGACCTGTTCCGAATACTGCTGTAAAATTTGCCATTGTTTCCTTTAGATTGGTGCGCTATCACAATTATATGCGTTGATTGGATATGGGAATGTACTACTATTACAGTCAGCGAAAAACCCATCAATCCAGAACGGTTGGTTTGTAAAGTTTGCTGGAACTGATGTAAATGTAAGTGATGTATTGTTTACTATAGTTGCCACTGTTAGCTGATGCCATACCCCTACATTATCTGATAGTTCTATTATTGTTCCTGCAGTTATACCGCAAGCACTGTTAGTCAATGTAGTGTGTGTTGTTGTACCATTGTTGATACCTTCTACTGCTGTAAGTGTTGCAATGTTACCATACCCATCAGAGTTATTGAATGTAGCAGAGAACCAGTCAAAAGATGTCCATGCAGGAAGATAAGAGTTCAATACAGGGAAGATAAGATATGCTTGGTTCCAAAACGTATACTGACTCATTGAGCTGGGACGGTGTATATCTATATATAATGAAGCAGCAGTGGAGAACCATCCAGCACCAGCAACCAATGTATTTAGTCCACCAATGATACCTGTTGGTATACCGCCACCAACAGCAGCACTTTCTGGAATAGTTATTAGTAATTCGAATATCTGTGGAATAATCTTATTCATCAATGTGATGATATTACTTTGTGTTGGTATTTGATTTATCAATGCAAACTTAGTTGCTATAGCAGCTCTTCGTAAATCTAATGGTTCATTTAGTATTGGTTGTAAATTGAATATAGCTTCCCATCGAGAAAGCATAGTATCCATTGTATTCGGATCAAACTGATTAGAAACATTACCATAAACCTGCCATATGTTATAACAAGCTCTTGCTAATGCATCACATATAATATCAACGTTAGATAACGTTGTATTTGTGAACTGATTACCAAGCCCCTGAAGGATTGAATCTCTAATTGTTAATAGATCTGCTCTATTACTATTTCCACATCTAACTGGAACAAGCATTAGTATACCTTGAATGTAATGAATTGACCAACGAAGTCATTGGGTGCAAATGCTCCCCCTGTTAGCGTATTGAGTATTACTGTGAATTGATTGCTTGAGTTGATTGTAACACTCGCACTTGCTAAAGGTGTACTACCTAAAACATTTACTGATACATCTGTGACGTTTACTGGTATGCCAGAATTACCGAGAAAATCTGTAATTGATGATGGCATAGTAACAGTTATGTTCCCGGTGCTATTACGAACGAATGTAGGATTTTGTGGTAGTTGCCATCCAGCGTATATGCCAGACGTCCATGTAGTGCTACCTGTAATTACAGGAGTACCTGTCGTGCCAACAATCTGCATACGGCACATAGGAGCAGACTGTAATACAGCTGTAAGATCATTACTACGTTGGTTCATACATACTGCTGGTAATTCAGATGATGGATCCTTAGTTGGAAAAGCATCGATTAGCTTGGTTACGAGTTGGTAGTTGGTAATTACTGGTTTTTGTGGGAATGATGTCATTCTACATCCTATAGATTGCAAAGTTATTCAAAACAAAGATATTACTTGTTCCAACGCTTGTACCATTATATATGTAAGCAGTTGGAGGGGCAGAATTAGCATAAGCTGGATCTGGATTAGATGGTGTTATATTGTTATAATTTAGAAACAATGTGCTATCAGTTATACCGCTACCATTAGGTGTTCCAACGATATTAGTTAATGCAGTACCATAGTATCCAGCGTAATATATATCGCCATCATATACTTCTGGACCAGAACTTATTACAGGTTTTACTACCCTATCATCCATTCTGTAAGGGAATGCTAATGTGTCTGCTGGTTGTCTGTATGCTCTTGGTAGGAGTGATACGTCTGCGGTTCGTTCCCCAGGTCCCATATTAGTTGTATAATTGATTACCGCATCAACATATGTTTGTGTGTTAGCCGCACTCGGGAATATAAAACTACCTGGAAGAGGAGTTCCACCAGTAATAGCATTTAGATAGAATGGAGCATTCAATGCAATATACACAAGAGATGTATGAGCACTTAGACTGGGATAATTACTATAAGGAAGATATGTTCCAGTTGTTTGTGCACTATATAATGTATAATCATTAGGTGATAGATAAGATATAGAATATATATTACCATTTACTAATGTTTGTCCAACTGGTAATGAGATCCAGAAAGCATTGGGACCATTGGTTGGAACACCGCTTGTATTACCACTAATGGCATACCCATCAACTATTCGTATTGCTGGTGTGGTAGATGTAACACCACCAATAGGATTAGGGTCAAGCCACCCACCTCCTGGTCCTGACGGAGACGCTGTGGCAGGATATGGTAATGATAGTTTGATTACAACATCTATATAATAATTATTTACACCGAATACTTGTGTATCCATACCACTTGTAATGTTTCCTTTAATATATGGTGCTACAATGTTTGTTAGAATAGATGTTGGTATATTACGTTGGGGTTCATTCGTTCCAGCATACCCTACTGCGACGACATCTAAGGAAGCAGCACCTCTTGCAGCAGGATATACGAAAGCAGTTTGGACACTGCTAGACGATTCAGTAGCGAAGTCAATTATTTCAGTAGGATTACCAGAACTTGGTGGGTTGGCAAAGTATGCTAACAGTCTTTGTCTTGCTGTCCCATCATCTTCTGGATCGGATGCACCAGTAATAGGACTGGTAGAAGATACAACTACTGTGGACGAGAAGTATGCTGGTGGCACAACCCATTGTAATGTGCTTCCACCTTCCAGATCTGTTTGTGTACCAACATCAACGCTATACACTGGAATAGGACTATTATTACCATAGGTACCATTGGTCTGCACAGCATAACGTAATCCAGCATTAGATGTTAGTTGAGTTCCGCTTGCAATGAATGCAGTAGCAGTTAGAGGTGATGTGGTTCCAGAGACTATTCCATAAGATGGCGCTGCAACACGTCTTGGAATACCATAGATATTTAGCCAACGATCTAACGCTGTGCCTGTGGCAGTATCAGGCATTTGTAAATCGAGGGCTTGACTTATTGTACTGGTTCCTGTACTAACCTCGTTTGCTACTCCTCTCGCTAACAAGCCAACGAATGAACCAAGAGAAGTATCAGGAGCTACTGGCGTAGTAGTTCCAGAAGCAATTTGAGCTTCGATATTACCGTTCTTTACAGTTCGTAATATATTGTTTGTTATTGTAGCAGAACTATTTACTGGTAGTGCCATGGTATTTCCTATAGGGAAAGTGTTCTCTTTATATTTAAGCGTAGATTGGTGTAATTTATTACAACGTTCAGTCTACTTGAAACTTGACTGTCCTGTATAACAGACACATTATCTAATGTTATACTTCCTTGTTTGATAAGAAGGTTCAATGCTATTTCAACTTCATTAGTTATTTGCGCTTGTATTGTATCAGAATCAAACTGTAATATATCTGATATGTTGCTTCCAACAGTTGGAACGATTGCAGTTCCCTTTACCGTACTAATCGCAAGAAGAACTTGTTGATCTATACTATTCATACCAACTAAAACATTATTACTATTATACACAAGATCTAATGCATTTACACCGCCTTGTATTAGTGGGGCATCCATTACTGCTCCAGTGAATGGATTAGGTAAGAACTCAGATGTAATAACGCCTGCGGCGTCTAAATCACCGAAACCTGCTACACTTAACCCTGCTGCTGAATTGCCTGCTCCTGACATATTTCCTTTATAAAACACAAGTTGGAACGTGATAAGAGTCTAATGCTGCGTAAGCTGTTTCCATTATTATATCTATAGCTGGTAATGCTATTAGTAATGCTTCTGCTATACCAGGAATAGGTGGTTGAAATGAGAATTGAAACCCAGGCAAAGTATAATTACAACATGTAGTACCAGGAGTTCCTATGTTGATTGCCACTGATGGTGCAGAGGGCGCGCTAAATGGAAAAGGTAATGTTGGTATAGATGTTGTGTTAGGTTGACAAATGCTCATGAGATTGCTACCAATACTGTTTGAGTTGTGACTGCTGTTATCGGAACCGATGTACTAGAATCAATTATGTCGGGATGAGGGATTGGTGTTAGAGGAGCAGGGCTACCAACGGTAGATATTATCATTGGAGCATAAGTTGTGCCAGCACCTAGTTTTGTAATGTTTCCATTGATACGAACTATGTCTGCATTTATAGTGCACATTGAATTTAGATTGACACCAGGAATAGTTGGAAGACCACTAACGGAGCCTAAGTGGAATGATGCTCCATCTATTGTTGTAACATGTAATCCTGTAGCATCAAAGATGAACTTACCGAATGGTGCAAAGAACGTCCAAGCCGTTGCACTAATTGCCATCTGGACATCACTCGTTCCATCTGATGTCATTAATGCGACAGTTTTAGTTGCTCCTGCACACTTGATTCTTGTCTTGCTGTTTCCATCAGATCCAGCTCCATACATTATTGTATCACCAGGAGACATATTAGCATACATTGCTTGGCTGGTTGGATGTCTTGTACCGAATACAATCTTTCTACCATCATCATGCTTTAGTAGTAATACTTCTGCCGCACTTACTCCTGGTATTGGAGCTGGAGGTAAAGAACAAAATCCTACCTGTTGGTAGTATTGACAGTAAGCCGCTTCACTATCACCACTAAGAATATCACCTATATTGACTAAAACACTATTGTTTTGTTCACCAAGAGTATAAGAAAGTAATTGTTGTCCGATTACAATATCACTCATCGTAGCCTTAAGGAACTCTTACCTGCACTATTAGTTGCTATACCACCAAAGAATAATGTATTCAATGGAATTAGTTTTAGTTCAGTAACAGTCCCTTCACCAGTAGATTTTCTAAAAACACAGTCTTCAATCCAGAATGGTGCATTGATACCAAGCTTTTCATCTAATACAGTTGCAATAGTATTATATCTATATATATTACCATTCTGTTGATGATCATCCACTTTGATATGTAGTCTAACAGCATTGCGCATGAAGTCGCTCATACGTCTATGAACACTTGCTTCTAATGCATCCTGAGTTCTACTCGTTTTATCTTCCCAATATACTACTGTTTGTTTTACGTCTTCGGTGTTGAAAAACCGTTGACTGTCTTGATACAATAGTAAATTGTCAACTGGATCTAAAATCTTTAGATTATTGAATCTATTTATTCTTGCGAGAATTGATGGTTTTATATATTGACTATTGAATTGTGCTTTACTACCAGAGGTGGGATTAGCTTGATATGCTCCTGGCATATAACCAAGATATTCATTTACTTTTGCACACTTGATTGTTGTAGTAGCAAAGTCTCCACCACCAGACCATCCTTTTGCAATTATAGCGCAGGGCATATTTACAGAATCTATTTCAATCCAGCTCTCGTGCATATTATTGCCATTGCCGTCATACTTGTTTACAAAACTATAAATTGGATCCTGTGTATAATCAGGTTGACCAACAACAATACCATCGCCAGCAGGATATCCCCATATATGTAGATGAAATCTTTTAGCGTGTGTTTCAGCAAAACTATAAGCAGTCTCATGTGGTTCTGGTTTAAGTTTCTTTATCTTTAGAGTTTCAAAATCTATTGGATTATTACTACTTGTAATTACAGTTGTAGTAGTGCTTACACCATTCATTGTATAAGTGGTTTCAGTAGGAACCCTCTTTACACCAGTAACAATATCTCTAGCTGGAGCATCAGTAGTATAGAACGTATCTAATCCATACTGGTTGAATACTGTAGATAGAACATGTCCAAGGCTTTGACCTTCCTGAAACTCGAATGTATTGCTCCAAGGATCTATTCCATCATCAATAGCTTGGGCTAACTGGCTTCTTCCACGTATCTCATAGAATGAACCGCCTTTACCTTCTCTATAGTTATGTAATTTGATTTGATCAATATATCCTGTGCTAACAACTCTATTGAACTCTATATCTCCATCATTATATTCACAATTCAATGATACGAGTGCATTGTTCTTTAGAACGTTTTTCATCGTTTCTTGAATATGTTCAGCACCGACATGGAAAGTCCATTCATCTGCTGGTTGCATATAATTCTGATGAAAGTTATACCCCTCATAGTTTTGCATCGTCTGGGCATCAATACGTATCTCAGCTAATACATTACCGCTAGCACTACCAATAGTGCTGGCATTTAGAACTCTTAGTGTTATCGTTGAAGGCATTTTATGACCAGTATATAACTGTTCCTACAGTAAGTAAACTAGATAGACTAAGTTGTGGGTTCAATGATATAAGAGTTTCTATTGATAGTTTATCATTATATTGTAATAGATACTTCATAACTTGACTTAGTGTTTGTTGTGTCTTTACAGTATAGATATTGTTTGTATTGTTATTACATCTTTGATCATTCAATGCAGATTCAATTACTTCCATACTGGACATCATATAACTTGTATTAGCATCATTCAGATTGAATAACTGTGCTTTAGTTATATTTATCTGTGATATGGCATCAGCAGCAGTATAAGATGCTGTGCTGCTAGCAATACTTGATTGTGTTGTGGGAGCCAGAGCACCAGAAAGTAAACTACTAAAGGTAGTATTACCTGTTGACGGAACATTCGGTAACGAGATGGATGCATTGGTATCCAGAACATATGTTGTTAGATTTGAATCCAAACTAGTTGCTGACTGAGTTGCGGCACTAACTTCATCAACACCAAGAATGTTATCTTGTCTTACAGCATCATTGTTTCCGTCTTCTATTAGTGAGAAGTCAATAATCTGTCCATTGGTTATCTCATATGTAGTTTCAGTTGTTCCGTGAACAACCTTTACATTGAACTTACCTAATGTTGGATGAACGAACTTTGTTGTTTCATTTAGATCATCATTCAGTACGCGAAGAACGTTTTGAAAGGTTTGTGGAAACAAATCATTAGTAAAACCTTTTAGTCCAGTAAGGAATAATGCTCTTACTTCAAAGACTAGTGGATTACGAGACATTGATTCAATCTGAGCCCCTGGTACGTTCGGATACCGATGTTGAACAATGTCTTGACTAAAATCCATGCGACAATGAACTACAGGAAACTCAAAACCCCCTAAGGAACACTTACGTAATGTACCATTCCAATTACCGCTCATTGATGACTCCCAGGTAAGTTTGGTCCTTTCGGACCAGCGGACATAGGTGTTTGTTCAAGTGATCCCGTCAGATTAGCGAGTGAAACTACAAGTGATCCCATCCCTATTAGGAACTTATCTAAAACGCCTTTATCACCTTCATCGTGTGGTGTAGCACCATGTTGTGCAGCAGAACCTGCATTTACCTGTTCCGCTGTAAGACCACCTGATTTGATCTCTTTATTCAACATATGTGTTCCAACAACGCTACCTATGCCTAGACCTGCTGCTCCAGCTAATGCTGCTGGACCAATCATACCTGCAACACCTGCTAATGCAGGAACTGCTACAACAGCTTTACCTATGGCATTAGATGCTATACTTCCAAGAATCTTGCCGCCAGCGGCACCTACCGGACCACCTAGCATTGAAAGTGCGAGAGTTTGTTTTAGTCCACCCATAGCACCTGTTAGCATACCCATACCCTGAGTAAGTGCAGGGAAGTTTTTATCTATATCGGCAGACAAACGATTTAGTTCTGCCTGCATCTTGTCTTGAACCGATGTTGCGTTATCCATCGTAGCTTTGTCGAGATTTAGTTCACTCATTTCTGTTTTAGTTTTACTTTGAGTCTCACGCTCAATGTAATCTCTTATTGCTTGTCTGCCTGTTCCAGGCTTAGCCATTTCAGCTTTATTATATTCTGCTGTAATAGGATTTAGCAAACGTATACCCTGAGCACTAACTTCTGACTGTAGTTTACCAAGATTACCGCGAGCACCAGCAATTACATTCTCAATGATCTGCTCGGATCCAAGCAATGTTCTGTGCCCTTTATCAGCGAATATATCTTCTCCACGTAATCCCATCTTAGCTAAGCCTTTGGCGTCCTTCCCATGCTTCACTATACTTGAGAAGAACCTTTCTACAGATTCACTCGCTTGTGCAGCATTGACTGCACCACCTTTGAATGCTATCTGTTCGTAAGACATAACTTGTTGTAATTCTTTTAGTCGTGCTGGACCATTAACTCCCATATTGGTGACAACGCTCATAGCACGACTAGCGTGTCCTGCTACATCAGCGAATGGTATTTGTGCTGTCTTAGCTATATGTAATTCATTGAGAATCATTGCTTGTAATTCATCTTTTGTAATAGTTGGACTTTCAGCAATTATCTGGCTTGCCATTGTTGCTGCTGTCTTTGTTGCAGCGCTACTATCTTCTCCACCTTCTGCTTTACCTACTTTGGCAAGGAATGGAGCCATACTTTGAACAAGGTCTGCTCTACCAGTATGTCTTGCAAGTTCGAGTTGTCCTTCAATCAAATCTGTAGGAGATACTTTTTGTTCTGTAGATTGTGCATAGATATTCTTCATAGTATCAGCAAACTTGATCTCTTTACCAGCACCCATACTTCTTGTTATATTTGCTAACTCTGCTGCACGTTTACGAACAGTTATATCTTGTTCATAAGCGCTATACATCATACCACCACCGAAAGCTGCCATAGCACCACCAGCCATTAGTCCAGCCGTTTGGAATCCCCTTTGAACACCACCACCTATTGCATTAGCTAAGCGTTTTCTACTCGAAAGCTCTTCATGCTCCATCTTACGTATTGATTTCATATGAGCTTCGCCTCGTTTATCGAACTCTCTGTTCATCATACGAGTAGCTTGTTCTTCCATTGCTATCTGTTTCTGAACAGATGCTTGTGCTTGCTTGCCAACACTTAGGTATAGATCTTCATATAGTTTCTTTTGCTTTTTGATAGAAGACTCTTTAGTTTTTAGTTCTTCATCATCTAACTTCTTATTCTTTTGTGCTGTCTCTTTGCGAAAACGAGCTTCATCAGCAAGGTCTTTCTTCATTGACTTGGATGCAGCACTTTGCCTCTTAGCTACATTGTCTGTAGCTCCTGCAACCGATTTCAATCCATTCAAAAGGTCTTGTAGACCTTCTGCTGTAAATTTTACACCTAAAGAACCTAACTCAGCCATTCATTATCCGTCCTAGAATACTTGTATCTTTTGTTGCTTTAAATATACTCTCAGCCTTACGCATATTAGGGTCAGTTTCAGTATCTATAATCTGAACATCACCTACAGGCTGGAATCCTTGTTGTTGCTGTTGGAGCTTTTCTCTAACTCGCTTAGCCGCGTAATAAGCGAGGAATTGAGGGATTGAAAGTTGTACCACTGGGATACCATAAAAACAGAAAAGATTGTTAGCGTCTCCTGATCCAATCGCCCTAAAAAACTTAGTTGATCTTCCTCCGCTGATTTGGATAATACATCCATCCATTCTGTAAATCGTTCTTCGCTTTTGATTGTATACTGGGGTCTACCTTCTTGTAGCATTGTATACTGTGCCATAATATGTTTTGCTTCTTCTAATGATAAAGCTTTACCTACGTGCATTGGTGTAGGGAATACAAGTTTTTCTTTATTATCTGGGTGGACAATAACGAACTGTAAGAAGTGTTCTGCTCTAACATTGCTTTCACGATCTTTATATCGTTCTGCCATAACAATGCTATTCTCTGAAAATGTTTTTGTATCTTTTTGAAATATATGATCTACTTCATCTGCTACAGCTGAATCAAGTTGTTTGATCTCAGATATAAATAATGTTCGTATACATATCTTACCAATACTAACACCTTTGTCATCATAACGCGGGAAGTCAATTACTTTATATGATCGAGCATTAGTAGCAAACTTTTCCCATAATTTATCTTCTTTATCAGACATATGTTCCTTATAGTCAAAAAACCCACCTCATTTAAGAGATGGGTCATAAAGACTATATCAATTGTTTTGTTAGTATATTATACTACCTGCCAGATACCAGACTCGCCTTGGAAGTTGAATACATATTTAGTTTCCGCATTCGTTCCGTGTTGAATATCGGAATCCATAATGAAACCATCAGCAGTAAATGATGTACCTGAATTACACATTAGTGTTAATGTAACAACTTCTGCATTGAGCTGGAAACCCTCTGTTAGAAGAACTGGTCCACCAGCAGGAACGATTTGATCCACTGTGGCTGTGGAGAAAGATGCCCCTTGAGTAACACCAGCGAAGCCAGAGTTGACATCGAATGTGGGAATTAGTCCAGAATGGAATGTAGCTTTGACTGAGGATTCCCGAAATATAAGGGATCCATTGATGTATACACGAAGTTTGGTGAATAAAGCGAGTTGCATTTGTTCCTTAGAGTATTGCCGTTGTTACGTTAAGATCAACGTTAAACTGATGCGCGAGAATGATTGGTTGAATCTCAACCACATAGTTGAATGTTCCAGTAGCTGTTAGTGATTGGAATGCAACATTGAAATCCTGAATCCAACCATTATCTATGGCTCGTAAGAGTTGCTTATTAATGCTTGCGGTTAGAATGTCTGGTGTTACGACCATACTGTTTGGAGCCTTATCACCTGGCTGTGGATTTTGAGCAGCTGTCTTACCATTGAAACTTGTGCTCCACATTTGTTTCAATGCAGAACGAACGAGGTTTCCAATGAATACATCGCACCAATCAGTTGCACGTAAGTCTAGTGTGCTCGTGCTTGGATTGACGTGATACATTGTGCAGGCTTTGACGACCTTTGTCTTACCAGTTGATGTAGTGGCAATAGGTGTTAAGCCGCTCAATAGAGCGTTAACCACGTCTGTGGGAGAAGTCATTGTTCCATCGAATGGAACTCCGAATTGCCAGAATGCTTCTGTTCCTGGACGAGTACCAACACCGTCCATATTGAATATAGGGGTTGATTGGTTCTCACAAGCTGCAATAGCTCCTGCTAAGTGAGCAGCTAATTGTCCTGGAGTATAGTTTGAATTTAGTTCCCATGCACAAGCACCAAATACATTGTTCAATGTATTTGTGAATGATGCTGCTAAAGCTTCTGTCCCTACATAACCATCTACCATTCTGCATGGTAAGCCTGGCACTGCAAGGTTCTGACTTGTGATTTGTGCTGATAGAAGTCCAGCATTACCATTGACAGAAGGGTCTTCTGCACCAGAAACAATTAGTGTGAATGTTCGGTTTGCAATGTTAGCAAGTGTGGTAGTCCATACGTCTTCTACTGTTCCACCTGTGAGAGTTGCGAAGCTTTGTGCGCTGGATGTGATACCAGTGAGACCGTTATTTACTTGGCAAGCGAAACGAATACTGTTGCCACGTGGTCCTTTGTTCTTTGCTGTAATAACAACTGTATTGGATGATGCACTAGCAGACATACCCCATTCAGTCTGAGTGTTGATGCTTGTCGCAATGTTTGTGCAGATTGTAGCTGCTGTATCACCATTGCTTACTGCTGTCGTTACTTGTGAGCCGAACGCACTGGTTGTGATAGAACCGAATGATGTAGCAGCAGTTCCAGTCAATGTGACTGTGGCAGATGCAGCACTACCAGTAGACTCTGGAGCTGCAATGAAGTATTTTTTAGTATATGTATTGTCATTTAGATTACCAGCGTTGAATATAACATTTAGTTCTGATCCTAATCCGAATGTAGATACAACATCAGCATGTGTTAGAACAGTAAAGCCAACAACGTCTGGACCATAGAGTTGATTTACAACTCCTGGAGCGGTGCTTACTTTATTACCAATATACAATGTCGATGGTGCAGTATCAGGAACGGATCCAGGACCGAGTGGTATGTTTAGTTGTATAAACGAACCAGGAGTTAAGTTTGTGGGAGAAAGATTCGTCATTATAGTCCTATAAGTTTTGCGGTGTATTCATCTGCTGGAATAAGATCTCCAGCAAGTAGTTTTTGAACATAATAAGTTCTGTATCGAGCGTTTGTAATATCCAGTTCCACTACTTCGCCAGTAGCAACACATTCAAGAGTTTCTTTATTTTGTTTCTTGCCAACATAACGAATCTGTTTGTGATCAAGTAGTTCAAGATCTTTTACTATAGCTGAAGTTGGTAACACTTTGATTTTCATAGATTATCCGTAAAGGTAACGATTGGGTTAGGGTATGGATACTCAGTTGTGAGGTCCAACGAAGCTTGTGGGTAATTGCTTGGCTCAATAATTGTATTGATTTCTTCGAGTTTCAGTTCTAAATGGAACGACTCAAAAGGAAGGTTGGTACTAAGTCCGGGAACGTTTATTTGTAGGTTCTCTCCTCTGACAATACCAATAGATGAATAACCAGCAAGTGTTGCTATTGTATAGCCATCGTTGTATCCTACGGAATGTCCGTTTTCCGTTGCATTCCATAAAGACTTGCTAATTCCTTCAATAATAGGGCGGAATGTTTCAATATGGGCAAGACGCAATGGGGACATAACATATAGCAAATGAACTGTAGTATCCATTTTAGCAGTACTTATATCCTTTTCAGAAGCTGCGAAGTCTCCTCGCCATACACCAAGCATTGGGAAAACACAACTATCATCTTGTAAATATGGAACAATATTCACAGGATAGACACTACCTATGGCATAGCCATCGGGATTGTTCGTAAATGTTGCACCTAATCTAGCTAATTCGTTTTGAAATCTTGCTCCGACATTGTAATTTATTACAGCAGAATAAAAATCAATCAAATAGTATAATACTGGATCTATATCTTGTAATGCACTATTAGTTGTTAGCGGTGTTATTGGGAATAATGTAGTCCCAATAGTAAATGCATTATCATTAAGTTCTGGTGCTGGATATGGGTTCATAGGATTGTATTTATAAAGTCAGTGTATGCGGTTGCTAATGCTTGTGGTAGAAACTTCTTTTCCATTTCAACCATATTAGTGAAGAAGGGTCTAGGTCTGCTGGCAGATACATACTTACGAAAGAATACTTGACCATTGATTACGAAACGTAATGCTTTGGCGTTTACTGGATATATTTTAGTTCCTAATGGAGCGTTTCCATAATTTACCCAACTAGCATAATATCTATCTGTTAGAACACCACGTATATAAGGGCTCTCTTTTATTACAGTTGTATGTGATTTGATTCCGTTATCACCATAGTATTGGAACTCATGTGTACTTCGTATATGACGAACACCTTCTTCGGCTGCTGCGTCCAGACCTTTTGTAATAGCATTCTGTAGACCCGAAACAATCAATGCTATATTATCTTGTATGGATCTAGTTGGCATCTGTTGCTCTTATAAAAATATAAAACACTACGCGGGTATCAGCCTTTACAGATGTAATCTTATACCTTATTTGTGAAGGATAATCAGGACCTGAAACTGATATGTATAATTCTGTTGGACTTATAACAGGAGGCTCAAAGAACAATGGATCATATCCACCTGAAGCTCCATCTATAGCATATGTCTGTATGAATGGACCTATCTTTAGATCTCTGTCTCTCAGTTGTCCATTAGATACAGAAACCTCTTTCGATGTGACTTGTCTTAGTCTTGGCGGACATTGACCAATTCCACCTACTGTGCTACCATTTAGTGTATCAATGTTTGTAATAATTTCATTACCAAGACCTTGTCGTTTTCCGCTCCATACGTGAGTTTCTAACTGTATTGTGTATGGACGTAGATTTATTAGGCTTGGAGTATATAACGCTTGATCTGCGGCAAAACGTATGTAATCAATAGGTGTATTCATTTATATCATCTCTGCGGGTGGCGGGAACTCATCTGCTTCTTCCATTATATCTCCCAGTTTCTATATGTTCTGCAATAATAACAGACATAAAATGTTTTGCCATCAAGTATGTAGTTCTTTTCAGCGAAGTGCCAAAACTGTGTGCAGACTTTGCACCTCTCACCAAACTCGTTATGTTCTCGTTTCCAAGTGCTATTCACGCTTTACCGCTTGCATTAGGGAAGCGTGGTTATCCTGCCCCTGTGTCATTAGGCTGGTGTGGTTATCAGATATACTACGAGCATTCCTTAAGCTCTGAATAAAGGATAGCATTCCCATAAGAAATGCGGGAAGAGCACCTAAAATTGCTATAATAAAATATTGCCAGCTTGTCATCGTCTCATCTCCAATATCAGTTTCGTTAGGTTATCAAGTTTATCTTCAAACTTATCGAAACGCTTTATAATCTCTTCTGACTTTGTATCTAACCTTGTATGTATTTTACCATCAGCAATTTCGTGTTGGTTCATCTTCTCCTCAATTGCAGCGAAACGTGCTATAAAGGACTTGAATAACCATCCTGCCACTGCAAGCATAGCTGTCAGAATAGAAGCGAAAACGAAGTGGAAAGTGCTATTTTGATCCATATACCAGTATCCTTATATGAGGAATGTTGTGTTCATTATGTTTGTATGCAGTATTATTTTACTTTGGGGTATTTTATTGCATCAGGTAATTTAGATAAGTCTTTCTTTACATTCGTTTCAATTTGACCAACAAAAGTAGATAATTGTTGTTTTGATTTTGTTTTTAGTTTTGCTTTAACATATGGAACACCAACTGCAATATATAAAACTGCTATTGCAACTGTATCTATAATTGATAGTATCATATTAGTTCCCTTTTGTAAGTTGTATTACCTATCTTTATCTCAAAGTAGTTTATACTATTTAGATGATCTGGTTTCTTTACTTCTTTTAGATGTGTAATGCAAAGAGCGTGGAGAGAGTTGAACTCTTTTGTTGATAGGTGAACCTTCTTGGATGTTTTGTATCTTGGGAATAGTAGATATGTTAATGCAGAAGAAGAGAAGATTGCTGTGAGAATGATTGTGCTAATAAATATCATTTTTTTACCTTTTTCACAATCCATCTGATAAGAATTATACCGAGTATAATGTATGCTGGAGTCAATGTAAGAATTATTATGATATGATCTGTTGTTATTCTAATAACATATTGTTAGTTGGCCACTTCCGCCGTTTCCTCCGTTGCCGCCTAATTGTGATGAAGATGTGCCTGATGCTGGTGCTGACCCCCCGCCGCCTCCAGACCCAGAATTAGCTGCTGCATTAGATCCGTTATTCCCTGCTACACCAATAGAATTACCAGTTGAATTAGGTCCATTCGCTCCATTCGCTCCGTTCCCATTCGGGCCAGCTCCCCCGCCAGCTCCTCCGCTTCCTCCACAATGTGTTCCTGATGCGCTACCATTCCCTCCTGCGAAACCCCCTAAATAAGATATTGCTGATCCCAATGTGACAGTATTACTAACACCGTTAGTAGCATAATCTGTTGTAGCAAGTGCACTTCCTGTCCGGCTAAAACAACCATAGCCGCCCATAGCCCATTGCGGTGAAATCTGATAACCGATCAACACAGCTTGTGGACTTGTATTTAATATAGAGATTGCATATGTTCCATTAGGAACTGTAACAAACCCATTATTTGCGCCTGGTGTATAACCATCCGAAAGTCCACCACCAGACAAAAAATAACCACTATCTGTATCACCATACCCGCCACCCGCGCCCGGAAACTCTGCTAATGTTCCAAATCTTGTGCTTCCACCAGAAGTGCCGCTTTGCCCATATCCGTTCGTTCCAACAATAGAAGGGGTTCCCCCAATCCCGCCCGAACCTATTGTAACTATATATGATGTGCCTGGGGTGACTGGGACAACAACTGTTGATAAACTACTGCCAGCTCCTCCACTTCCTCCGCCCACGACATATGGATAATTTACTGTAGTGTAAATTCCAAGATTTGATATGCCGGACGATGCACCCCCGCCTCCGCCGAACCCCATCAATAATACAGATGAAACTCCACCGGGCGCTGTCCAAGTTCCCGATGCATTGAATGTGATAGTTGTTAGTTGGTTAGATGCGTAAGACATTTAGAAACTCCTGATCATTTTACATTACCTGCCATTGCGTAGTTCCGCCAACGCCATTATAGACGAGGCGAATATGTTGATAGTTTGTTGCCATAACGAATGTTGAGTGTCCATCTATGTTTTTACCATTGCCAGAGATTGTTATATTATATGTGGCAGCAGAACCAGTGCTATCTTTTATCTCATAACTTTCACCCGAGTGTGGTGAAGATGGCAAAGTTATTGTCTTTCCTGCGCCCGCTACTGTTGTGTCAACGAAAACTATATAGTCAGCGCCCGCACCAGAATTAGTTTGTTTTATGGTGTAATTGGCTGTTTGTGATTGGGTTCCGAAACTCAACCCTGCTCCAAATCTAACAAACTCGCCCCAGCCGCCATAATTGCCAATGGTAATAAATTGACTACCTTGATAACTGAGTTGTAATGATGAAATGGTGGATAGTCCATCAACAGCAATATTACCAATATTTATATTCATACGAGAATTACCATTATCAATACCAATGTAATTGGTATTGATTGTTGAAAATGTTGTAGCGGTTGTTCCAAACCAAATAATGGGACAGTTTGCCCCGCCTCCGGGTAGCGTGCCTAACATCATTGCCGTGGTGCCATTACGTTGTAATTTTAGTCCTCCACCTTTTGTGCCCTGTGGATTTACCCCAAAATTTACGGTAAGATTACCGGGAATAGGATTAGATGATGCACTGGCATAGGGTGGCTGTGGCGAAATTGTAATATCACTTGTTGCGATATCACTTGTCTGTGTTGCTTGACTAATCTTGAATGCTGTATTGTTCGCTGCAACTTGTAATGCTGTTGCAGTTCCATTGATAGTAATTGTTCCACCCGCACTCGCAGATGAATAACTCAATGAACTCACATATTGGTTTGTGCTTGTGCTATTTACAAGATCGTTTGCCCAAGTGACAGATCCACCACTGGAGACTGGTAGCCATTGTGCTTGTGTGCTAGCATTGTGCCAAGTCAATACATATCCATCTTGTGTGCTACCAAGACTTGTGTTGATTACAGGATTGCCTTGTATCTTGATTACAGTTCCAGCAATGTTGCTCCCTGATAAATCACCAGATAATGCGAGTTTGCTATTATAAGCCATTTATTTTTCCCATAAGTTTGCCGTGACTAACTATTAGAGGATTGCATATGTTGAAGTTGTCAATGCAAGAACTTGAACCGACTCATAGTTGTTGTTGATGCTGTATGAACCTGCACCATCAATCGTTTGTGCTGTATTGGCTGATAGTGAAACTGGATTGGTAAAGCAGTGTCCAGTGCTATCCTTGATTATATACATATTCCCAACAGTTGGACTTGCTGGTAGCGTTACTGTGAATGTTCCGCTTGTGCTGTCAACGAGAACGATATAGTCGGTAGTGAGAACAGTATAATTTGCTGTTTTAACTGCTGATACATTTGCTTCGTTTCTACCGAAGCCTGTGCTATGAACCACTTGTGTGGCTGTGACTTGTATTGCTGTTGTTCCACCAGATTGAATTGTAACGTTGCCAACTGTTGCAGAACCAGATGTACCGGAAGATAGAACAAGGCTTCCACCATTGTGTGATGCTCCTGTTGCACCTTGTGCTTGTATAGTTAGAACGCTACCATTGCCAGAAGAAGTGCTTGTTTGTGTTAGACTAAATCCTGTATTACCAGTTGCAATTACAAATGTTGTTCCTGTCCCATTGATTGCTATAGCCCCACCTGCTGAAGATGAGCTATATGATAATGCTGAAACATATTGGTTTGTACTTGTGCTATTAACCAAATCGCTTCCCCAAGTAACTCCGCCTGATGGAGCTGCCCAGTGTGCCGCTGTTGATGATGTTGCAGTGAGAACGTTCCCAGAAGCTGGTGTTCCTGAAAGAACTATTGTCCCTTGTAATTGTCCGACCGTTGTAACACCAAGAGTATTAGTAACGTCACCAGACAATGTAGTCCAGGTTGGTGTTGGAGTTCCATTGTTGATTAAAACCTGATTAGCAGTTCCTGCAACTAATGCCGCTACTGGTAGATTGCCTGTGTATGCCCCGCCGAGTGATAACGATGTATTGTAACTCAAGTTAATTTCCTTTGCTTGACAGAAAACTCAAGCTGTTGTAGATTGAAGGTTAGAGGTAAAGATGAAAAGTAAAAAGATGACTGATGAGTTGTAATAAAAAAGCATTACAACTTAATGCGAAGTTTGCGAAACTAAACCTTATATTATATTGAAATAACTGCCGTTGAAAATTATATCGATGCTTTCGAATTGATTGTTAAGTATATATGTTGTATTCCCATCTATATTGAACCCACCACCAGAAACTGTTAGTGTATAAGTGTTTGCTAATCCACTTGCATCCTTTACACTGAAAACATCCCCTACTGCTAACCCACTTGGGTTTGGTAATATTACTGTGACACTACTTGTTTCACCAAGTATTAGAATAACCTGATCATTATCATTCATACTATAATTAGATGATACAACTCTTGTATTATTATTATCTCCAACTGATTTGTAAAACCTATTGGAATTGAGTATTCCAACTATTGTTCCACCAATCTCTAAATCAATACTTCCATCTGTTGGACCAAGACCTGATGATAATACAATGTTTCCACCACGACTTGATGTTCCAGTACTATCTTGTGCTCTTAGTGTAAGAGTTTGTCCTATTGTGCTTGGTGTACTTATTGCGGCTTGTTTTATTGTTGGTGAAAGAATTGATGCAAGAAAGTTGAGCGTTGTAGCAGATATTCCTGCAATCCCAGCATTGCCTGAAATGCTTAAGACTTGCTGAACTGTATCAGTGCCACCTAAATCCCCGCCAGCAGTAAAACTGCCAGACATTTGTATAACTGGAACCCATTCTGTTCCATTATATACTAATGTATAACCATCCTGTGGAGTTGTTGGATCAACTGGTATTCCTTGAATGCTTGTGGCATTGCCATTAGAACCTCCAAAGGCTGTATTACTACCTATAAGTGTATTAGCCACAGATTACCTTTAGAGTGCAATCCACTCGACAAATAGCCAGACATCAGGACTGCCAGTGGCAGTGTATGTTGGTATTGTAGATGATGATGCAATAGCTAAGCCTGTATATACTCGTTGGAACTGTGTCTCACCTAATGTGAGACTGGCTTGACTTCCAGCAGGAACTACAAGCATATTGACTGGAGTTGCACTAGTTGCTGGTTGTACATTTGTATCATGGACTTGAATAGCTCTAGCAGAACCACTACTATTGTATGCTGTCATTCCGAGTAAACGACAAACACCATTGTTGATTACTACATACCCATCATAACCAGCAGTCTCTTGACGAAGAACGAAGTTATTGATAAGTACATTTGTTGAGACTTGTTTTGTTGCTGGCATACCTGTAGTATATACATTACCACCAATACCATTGTTTGTTTGTGCCATTTGTTGTAATTCCTTGTGTAAAAGAAAATAGCCCACTATGGGGATAGTGGGCTAAGTAAAAAAAGATAAGCTAAGGTATAGGTTTTATGACCTTGGTATTCGATATGCTACGTGTCCACCACCAGTAGGCATCGTCACAACAGGATCAAAATAATTGCCGTCTGGATTGAATGCTAACCTTGATGCTAACTGAGTTAGTAATGCGGGTCCATTTACTTCTCTATCCATTGCGAGTGAACGAATAGCGTCGATTTGAACTTCACCTTCTACTTCAGAACTGAGAGTAAGATTTTCATACTGCTCAATACGGTTCTCAATACTAACAAGTCTATATAGAACATATCTTATAGATTGTTGTGTTTGACCCATATCATCTGGATTGTTAATCATTCCATCGATTGCCTCGAAGATACCTTCTAACAATGCATGCGGTGTGGCGAATGCTCTTGGAACCAACATATATGTGCGACATAAGTCTTTCTCTTGTGGAGTAAAGGGTGTCCCTATTGTTGGAATAGTATATACGATTGGCATTTAGACAGCCTTTATGTAGTTGTGATGCCGGTCCACACGCACATACGATTTGGTGCACCCCAGATGAATTGGAGTTCTGTTGAAGCGAAGGCAGCGAATACACCACCGAGTTCAGCATACCCTCTGTAATAGAGTGGTAGACCAATCTCTGATGTAACACGACCGAACTTCTGAACAGCGTTTTCCATACCTTCTGTTGGTGATAGACCTTTGTTGCTGTATGGGATTGCGTCTACTGCGTAGTCTTTGGTTGATGCGAGAAGCATGTAACCATCGAGATTAGCAGAACTGCTTGATGTCCTGTTTGACCAAGCTGAGTTGACTAGAACTGGAATACCATCATAACTGATACGTGCTTTTCGATCACCTGGAGTTGATCGTGCACCTAAGAGGTATGAAGCTTCTTGGCTATCAGCGTTGAATCGTAATGCACCTTGAAGTGATACAGTACTATCTGCAGTTGCTTTTAGTGCTGCTTCTGTTCGTGGTGAACACATTAGGAAGTAGGTTCCGTCGAATACATCACCTGCTTGTTCGAGAACAGCGGAGAAACCTTCATCCATTGCAGCGGTTGATATTGCACCACCTACTGCTACTGAATTGATTTTTAGCGCTGGGTGTGTTGCAAGTGATTGACCTGCGTATGAACCGTTTGCTAATGCTTGTTCTAGGAGGTATAGCCAACCATATGTACCTGGAACAGTTGCACCTGAAGCGATTGAAATGGCAGTGCCATTTCCAATAGCAGCTTGTACTTCTAAGCCACGTGCTAGAGCTGAATAAGAACCCTTCCAAAGATTTACCAAACGTTGTTTTACTTGAGCTGATGTAATACTCGAATCAAGTGATTCAACGTGTGCTAATTCTGTTTCTGAGATTGCGAAACCAGTTCGGAGAATACCGCGAGGTAGAGATAACGTTAGAACGTTGTCTGGATTGAACTCGGTATTTACGTTTACTTGTTCGCCTTCACCTACGTAGCCGAATGAAGCTCCACCATCAGACACAGTCCAATAAGCGGCATTTGATGTTCCACGAACGAAGTTACTCATTGATAGAAGGGGTGTACTTCTATTGATAATGAATTGACCTTCTTTATAGAATTGATGAGGAATGGACGATGCTATATTAGCTGATACGTCTGATGTAAATTGTGGATAAGCCATTTAAGTAATTTCCTTGTTGTTATCGACGACCGAGTGCTGCCAATATAGCAGCGTCTAAGTCTGGTGTTTCTGCACTAAGCGTACCTTCTTCTGCATTTAAGTTTCTTCCAGTAGCAAGTTGTGCTACTGTTGGTTTGACTGGAGGAGTAATAGTTTGACTACCACCAGTTCCCTTTGGCGCTAAGTATAACTTAGCATCATCTAATCGAGCATATGCCCTTGCTCCATCTGCGACAGATAGGTCTTGCCCTGCTATTTTGAGGCGAGGTGTCCCATCAACATCAACATACGCATTACCAACACCTTTGTGATATGCCACAGCGTGGTCTACGTGTCTTGGATCAAAGTTATTAGCTAAGAACTCTTTACGAAGCGTTTCATTTAGATTCACCTCCTGTTCCCGCTTGAGACGTTTTTCACTGTCGGCTTTTAGTTCGGCGTTTTGTTTTTTCATTACATCGAATTGTTTTAGCAGATCTTGCACTTCAGGTGGAAGTGCTGGATTGACAGTTGATTCTTCTTTTTTAGGTTGTCGTGCTTCAAACTCTCGGTCTAATCGAGCTGTAAGTCCTTTGTTGACTTCTTTAGCAATTAGAGCTGACAGTTCAGCTTGAGACATAGAAATAGTTTGTTCATCAGTCATTTGGTTTCCGTTTTTCTTCTAGGATATCGCTCCAGTGGGCGTGTCAAAGCGGAATGCCTTACATTATTACTGCAATGTTGTTTCAGTTTGGTCAGGCACTTGTTGCACCAGACGCTTGTTGTTTCGAATGTAATTGCATATGCGGTGTATCAGAATCCATGCTACCAACGTCTGCAATGTATGCTAATACTGGTATACCACTATCCCTTGCTGCAACAACTCGATGTCTACCATCGATAATTGTATACTTTTCATTATTGTGTGGCATGTTAGCAAGAATTATTGGCTTGAGAGCTGAGAAACCTTTATCAGATAGAACCTTCTTGAACTCTTCTACCTTCTCTGTTCCCTGTGGACCTTCTTTGTTAGCTTTCCAATTCTCTTCACCAAGAAACGATATGTCTGCTACATCAACTTCTACTGGACCTCTCCAGGAGACTTGCTTGACCCATTGTAAATCTTTCTCGCTATAATCGTCTTTGAGTAATTTATACACTGTCTGCCATTCTATATGTTGACCAGTTTGTAGGTTTGAACCTGTTGGTAAGGCTTGCTGTCCACTTTCACCAATCTTCATTGTCGTATCAGAAGACTGTGGATTTGATTGTGGACTTTGAACTGTTGTTTTACCATCAGCGCCTTCTCCTACAGGTTTGCTGTTGATTTTCTGTTGTAGTTTCCAATCATATATTGGACCGAATAGTATTCCAGCATCACCAGATTCAACTGAAGTCCCTATTTCTTCAATTATCTCTAACTGTTCTTCACGACCAATCTTACCGATAAGACTTTGTGCCAGTTTGTTTCGGTACTTCTTATCGAACAATTTAGAACCTATTCCATATCTTGAGAGCTTCTCTGCTCGCTTGAGAATGGTATCGGTGTCTTCTGGAGGTTCGGTACATAGTCCTTCTACAATCCAAATTGGACTTCCGTCTTCCCTGCTGTCAGAAAGGTCTCGGTAGACATCTTTTGTAACATCAAAAATGATTTCTGCATGGTCTCCCATTAGAAGTTCCATCTGATATCGGCTTTCTCTCATTGCAGCAGCAGAACGTCCTGTTTTAGAAGAGGTTTGTTTTGAAGCAGAATGTAATTGATTCATAGTCTCATGCATTTGTTCTACTCTATCCTCATTCTGCTTATGAATGAACGTTAGAGCTGAACCTTCTGTTTCTACAATCTCAAGAGATTCTTCTTTACCAATCTCTAAGAAGCCTTTGGCATTGAATGTTGCTTGTGGAGCAATTCCTTTTGCTGCTTTGAATGAGATACCTTCATTCTTGGCTGGAACAAGTTTGTCCCTCTTTAGAACTGGTATCGTTACACAGGCTCTAGCAGTGGCAGAGTTTTCATATGAACTCATCTGAAAATGCTCTTGTGCTAGTGGACCAAGCTTGAAGCCTACAGAAAGATTATTAGATAAATCAATACAATAGATTGGAATCTTGCGGAATGAACTATCTCCTTCGTCCACCATATCTATCAATTCATCTTGTTCTGGATCTTTATCATTCTCATATTGCGGTGTAACGTATAGTTCCCAGTTTGCTGATTTTTCACCAGCAATCCATACTTTCACTTCATAGTGATGCATTGGAAGAGAATCGAATGTTGGTGCATCCTCAATTCTAAAACCAAGTTTGATCCAAGTATAACGTCCTGTTTTTGGATCAATATGAAAATCCCATACACATAATTGATCTAATTTATATAATACGTTTCTGTCTTGTCCTGCAATCTCTTCTTCTAATCTATTTATGGGAGCGATTATCTTCTTTGGAAGATCCATTCCAAAATACCCATACTCTTCTGATAATGCAGTAGCATAACGTTCTTTCATAAAGTTATGGTATGATGAACCCAGTCCATCACAATTAGATGCGAAGATCTTATAGAAACTGTTATCATCTCCCGCAGATGATCCAGTAGTAGAAGCATCATCTTTATCTTGTGCTTCGTGCACGAATAGATCTTCAGAGAATAGATTACTCTTATAGATATTCACAAACTTTGGAATGTATGGTCTATAAGCTGATACCTCTACACGTTCGCGGAATGCAGCATCTGACTCCTGTTGCATTTTATGCAAAAAGAGTTGTGCTTCTTCCTTTATCTTCCAGCCACCGAGATTGAGCAATCGCATACGATTTACTCTGTCTGGTAAATGACAACTGTGCTTGGAAGATAATATAGACCAAGGTACAGATTTTGTTCGTTTTACTTGTTCGTCCATATCAATTCCTTAACTGGGTTTGTCATTCTGTCGTTTCTATGAAACTGCTTATTGAATGATTGGAATGGTAAATATGCTGGTAGTGTTCCATCCTTAGCAGTGCTTTCGTGAACAATGACTTGTGATCTCATAGAAAGACAATGTTTTGCTAACATATCATAATCTAATCTTTGCATTTGTTTATAATACTTATGTCCATATAATGAATATGGCGGATCAACTTCATATGTAGCATTCTTATGATGAAACGCTGTCATCCCATCTAATTGGAATATCTGCCAATGTTTTATGGCATTGATGTATTGCGCTACCATTGCGCGCTTACCAGCAGTCCAGCCACCGTTGATGAAATGGCTAATATCAGCAGTCGTTCTACTGGTGTTATTATTCGTTCGTTGATTGTATTGTAATAATAACTGTTGACCTTTTGATAATGGTAATGTATCGATTGGTGTAAAAGCAGGAACGTCTTTCGTCAATGGAATATCAAGTATATCTTGTTTTGTAGCAGAATAGATTAGCCAACGCCATAGTTCAACTACAGGTTGATGTGTTTCATATAGAATAACATCTTTTTTGTAATGTCTCAATGAATAACAAGCGCTACCAGCGAATGGTTCTACAATAGTGTTGTGTTGTGGTTCTGGCGTAACAATGCTAACACGCCATTTAGAACCAAAGTATTTGAAGAAAGGTCCAATCATGAGAAGTCCGGTAACATATCATAGTTGAATGGAGGTGCATGACTGTCTTCAAGCATTATCTCTGTAATAGCATAAACGAATGCGTCCAGTCTGTTAGGACTATCTTCTTTGCCCGTTCCAGCATAATTACACAATTCTGTTTCAAGCTTGGAATGAAAACCAACAAAATGGATTTCCCCTTGCTCTTGCAATGCTAAGACTGGACGAGCACGAACAAGCTTACCTTTATTTGCGTGTATCTTCTTGATTACAGGACGATGGTTCTTTAGGTGAGCTCGTAGAATAAACTCTACCATATCTCCTCCATTATTTACCTCTGCCACTACAGTATCACAGCGATACTCTTGATATAGTTCTCCTACTTTTGTAGCCCACTTCATAGGAGAGCCAAACATAGTAGCATCCTTTATAACGTAGCATTCCATATCTCTTCCAAGACCTACAACGATTATACCACATTCATCCTGACTTTTCTCATCGGTTCCATCTCCAGCAGATGGATCAACAGCAATAACAGTTCTTAGAAAGAAGCCTAATGGATCAACGTTCTCCCTCTCATCATCTATTACTGGAATCTTATTGACACGAGTTTTATCAATTAGTTCTGGATTCCATAGTGCACCATCAATATCAAAAGATACAATCCCATTGATCTCTTGTGCTCCGAATCTTGTACCTTCGTGTTTCTTTAACATTACGTTTTTGAATGAAGCACTTAGGTATGGGTTTTCCGTCATACTCGCGGTTTTGATACTATAATCCGAATCCTTGTTTGCTATCTTATCAAAGAAACGTCTGAAAAACATTATTGGCTTTGGAGTGCTAGCAATGAATATCTGAGGGTAATCACCTTTTCTTACAGCAAGATCCAATACTTCAAACCTCTCATCAATGGTATTACTATTACCATCACACCATTTTACGATCTCATCACAGAAACAGTATTCTAAGTTTGGACCTCGGATTTCACTACTACTGGTATAGACATTGACCTTTACGTCATTTGGACAATGTATAACTCCGCGTTGAGCATTCCAAGCCCATAGACCTTTCTTTACTTCATCTGGTGGTGCACAAGCAAGGAATAATGGAACTAAGTCATTCTCTACAGCACGAAAGTCAGGACCAACAATAGCAACAGATTTAGCACCATTTATAACTTTACCGAATAACCAGGAAATACCAGCATAGCTTTTCCCTGCGCCTCTTCCTCCGCAAAGCAGAAAATACCTCCAGGGCTTTTGCATAATTCTACCATTCTTCATCCGCATTGGATGAGGTGGTATCTGGTGTGGCATTAGAAACAACTCAGGTTTCATATACAATGACTTTATCTCCTTTGGAGATAATGTCGCAAGCTTCTTCATGAACTTGTCTTGTTCTGCTTTTGTTCTTAGATCTGATTTCATTATCTCTTTAGACTTAGTCTTCTTGCAGTATGTTCAGCCAATTCTTGCATTTCTTCTCTGCTCAATTCACCACTGCCTTTAGTGTTATCTCTAGCATCTTTGATGAATGATGTCTTTAGGCTATATAACTTGATTAGACGATCTGCAACTTTTAGTCCCATTTCCAGATCTTCTTTTATCAATTTGGATCCAATTCCTTCTAACTGAACTGTTAGAGTTTCAATTCTTTCAAAATCCTTCTTAATATCCTCAGAAACTTTGTCAATAAAATCATGATCTATTGAAGTTCTTTTTGTTTTGTTGATATAGTTTACAAAGGAGCGAACAGATCCAATAGAAATCTCTTGATCTAATGTTTTAGATAGCTTTTCCTGTATCTCTTTTCTTGTTAGTCCAGCATTAAGATATTCATTGACATTTTGGATTTGTTCCAGTGGAATGGTACCACGATATTCGTTAAGTTTTGCAACGTTTGACATATAATTTGATGTAAATTGTTTCAGTATGGGCAATTTTTGCCATATAATCTGGAGGTAAACCAATGACAGTTCAAGAAGATATGTATTTTTACTTCAATCAGTTTCCAGTTCTAATAAACGAATGTAGTCATCAAGGAACATTCAAAGATGAATGTTTGTTTGGAATATCGGGAATGGTGTCTCATGCGTTTCCAAGTTATGTAGGTAAAAAGTTTTGGAAAAGATATTATAAAATACACGAAAAATATATAAAACTAACAACGAAACAACAAAGAGCATTAGCATTATTATATGATAATGTTTATAATTTTAGACCTAACACAGTAATTGGTGAATTGTTTGAGACTTGTCATAAATTATATGGTAAGAAAACAAAGTTATTGATTATGACAGAGCATTTTAGTTCAGTAAAAGAATTACTTTATGTTCATAAGAATAAGAGAAGTCGTAAATTATCAGACAAAGAGAAACAGATCTTGTTCTTACTTGGAGAAGAAATAAGAAATCTATATGAAGAAAGTCATAATGTTCTCCGATAATGCATTAGCAAAACATTTTGAGATACCAAGAATGACATTGGCAAGAACGCATAAGCTTTGTACTGATGAAGAATGGGAAAGAACAGTTGACTTAGCGTTAGCAACTGGGAGGAAACCATTCTATTCATTGAGACAGTTAGCTAACATTTATGGTTGTAGTAGAATGCAGATGTGGAGAATAATTACTAAATATGGTAAAGGAAAGAGAACTATTGGTAGTGGTAAGATAGTAGTTCTATTGATAAATATATAATTGGTAGTAGAAGTAATAATAGTTCTTCTTCTATCTAGTGGTTGTAGGAGAAGAGGTAGAGAGAGGTAGGAGAGAGGTTGGGAGAGGTAGGAATAAGTTGGTAAGTGATAGAGACTACGGTACTTAAACAATATAATATAACTCTTACTTCTCTCGGATCTACCTTGTTCTGTAGTGTTTCAATTACAATTTTACAAAAAACTCGTTTTACTTGTCCCTAACTAAATATAATGTTTTATAGATAGGATCTAAAATGGAAATACCTAATGGAGTAATGATTAGTGGAACTAATATATTCGCTCGACCAGCACTAACGAAACAGGAAGCAATACATAGAATATGTTTTATTTATTCAAGACTGCGTGATGACAACTCCATAAAGGGTTTTTATGATCCACACGTAATAAGTTTTATGAGTAAATGGGGTATAACAAAAGAAGATATAGATAAACTTTTGATATTATTATATTAATATAGTGTTTTATAGTGTTATAATATGGTGTTATAATATAGTGTTTTATAGTGTTTTATTATATATTATATAGAATATATATTCTATGCCTGTATTATAGCTCCACCCCTTGGCAACTATGTAGGGAACCCTTCCACCTAGCATATGGTACCAAACCTGCAATAATGCTAATCCTATGCCAAGACAATGGCATAACCCCTGCTATAGCACATAATAAGCCATCAAACGGGCATAGACAATGCATTAGCACTAATGCCACACCCATACATTATATATCCCATT